CTGCTGCTGCGCGTGCAGCTGATCGAGTACCACGACAAGTACATGCAGCTGGGCACGATCCCGTCATACGCGTATGAGAATTTCGTGGAGATGTACAATGCCTATCACGATCTGGGGGGCAATGGCATGATAAAAAAGATGCGGCGGGAGATCGACCAGCTGCATCTGGAAAGTAGAAGGAGGAATGCGGTATGAGAGATTGGAAGGAATGGTGGATCAAGGCAGGCAAACGCGCCCTGCGCACGCTGGTGCAGGTGGTGGTATCCGCCGCGGCTGTCGCTGCGCTGGCTGCCATTGGCGATGCCAAGACGCTGGGCGAGGTGGACTGGCTGAACGTGGCGTCGACGGCTGCGCTGGCAGCGATCGTTTCGCTGCTGATGAGCCTGAAGGGCCTGCCCGAGCTGAACGAGTAAGGCGGCGCGGGCAAAACAGCCCCCGGAGCACACCACTCCGGGGCTGTTTTTTTTGTTCAAATAGCGATAGCTTGGATGGTGCCATTCGTGGCACACGCCAAGCTATCCCTAAACGGCATGCTAAAGCGGGTTATCGTCGGAGGGGATGCGCGGCGCGATCATCAGCTGCAGGTGGGCGGCAGGCGGATCGTTGCGGAAACAGCGCTGGGTTTTTGAATAGGTGATGTGGTCGATCACGGAGCGCAACAGCGCGTTCTTCTCGGCGGCGTCGGCGGCGGACGCATAGGCGGCCAGAACGGTGTTTATCCGCGGCACCAGGGCGGCCCGGGGATCGGGCCGGGGTACGCCGGCAAGGGCGGCCAGCGCGGCGCCCACGCCTGCCAGGCGCGCCGTCAGGTCGTCCCGGCGCTCGCGGTAAAGGTCGGGCGAATAGACGCCCTGCTCCAGCAGGTCGTAGAGGCGGCGCATCTGCGCTTCCAGCGTGGCGCACTGTTCCTCCAGCTGGCGGGCGGCGGCCTTCGCGGCGGCCAGATCCGGCGCGGGCAAATCCGCAGGCGCCTGCGGGGCGTCGAACTCCTGGGCCCAGCGGGCCAGCTCGGCCAGCACGGCGTCCTCGATCACCGGGATATAGGTGGAGCAGGTCGGGCAGCGCTGTGTCGGGCAGTACAGGAAATCGCCGGCACGGTTCGGGCTGGGCTTGCGCTGCATGTGCCGGCCGCAGGCGGAGCACACCACCAGCCCGGCGAAGGGGTTCGCCTGCTGGAGCATTCGGTTCTTCGGGCGCTTTTCGTGGGTGGCGAACATGTTCTGCACGCGCGCGAACAGCGCCGGATCCACGATGCCCTCGTGCAGCCCATCCACCAGCAGCGCGCCGTCGTTCTTCGGGCGGGACTTCACGCGCTTCCCGTCCTGGATGCTGTAGCGCGTGGTGCGCTGGTTCCACTGCACCTTGCCGATGTAGGCGGGGTTTTGCAGCATGTTCCGGATGTAGGACGGCTCGAAGCGGTTGCCCAGGTCGGTGCGCAGGCCCATCTGGTTCAGCCGGTCGGCAATCACCGCGGCGCCGATGGCCTGGCCGTCCATGCCGTCGGCATACCAGCCGAACACGGCGCGCACGATCTCCGCCTTTTCCGGCAACGGCCGCAGCGACCAGCCCTTGCGGCCCTCCAGCTTCACACGCTCATAGCCGTACACCGGGCGCGTGCCCATGTAGCAGCCGTCCATGGCCGAGGCCAGCCGGCCGCGCTGCATGCGCTTTTTGATCATGTTGTATTCGCGCCGGGAGAAGAACAGCTTGATTTCAAAGAATTCGCTGTCGGAATCGCTGTCGGGATCATAGATCTTGTCGGGCGTGATCACCAGCACGCCGGCATACATGAACGTCTGCATGATGACGCCCTGGTCGATGCTGTCGCCGCGGCCGAGGCGGTCCACGTCCATCACCAGCACGCCGTCCCACAGGCCGGCGTTGACATCGGAAAGCAGCCGCTGGATCTGCGGGCGCTCGGCGATGGTATCGCCGGAGACGATCTCCCGATAGGTGTGGCCGATGGCGATGCCCAGCCGCGCGGCCAGGTCGGAGAGGGCCTTTTCATGGCGCGCCAAGGTTTCCCCCTGGCCGAGGGCCTCCAATTCCTCATCGCGGCGGGATTTGCGCAGATAGGCGCAGTAAAGCCCGTCCGGGCGGATGTTCGGCATGGGATCACCTCGCTTTCATGTGAAAAACAATAAGTGGCTGATCATTTGGACGAATAACTGACAATGTCGGGATCATAGAGCAGATCATGCCAGTTATCTGGGAAGCCAATAGACCAAAGGTCGATGAGGCCGGTATATTCATGGATAAGATCGGTTATACCATTTCGAAGCAATTCGCAGTCGGATTCATCGGGCAAAAAACGTAACAGGGCGATGATATAAGCAAACAAGGTGTTTTGCATTATCTCCGAATGGGTCCGAAGGGTCTTAGCGCCGAGGACCGCAGGGGGAGAATAAACAGCGGAGTACAAGCGCCCATAATGGGCGCAGGTATTGCGCAGCACGGAAAAACAGTGCAGCCAATTGCGCAGGAAACGCTCGTCCAGTTTCATTTTGGAGGCTATGGCTTTCTGGTCTTCAAGTTTCATATTGCCATACAACTGCGACAACTTCGAAAAGGAAATTAATTCGACCGCACACCAGAGAGGCATCTTGCCGCCATATTGATGAATATGATGTGATACAAAAGGTTTATCCTGATTGTTTGCTATCTGAACAGCTAAATTGTCAAGAAAATCTTTGTGGTGTGCCGGATCAGTGAAGAAGGCAGGGTTATAATATGCACCGCCATCCTTCCAATGGATATGAGAAAACCAATACGCGATTTGCGTGCGAGCATATATCTCTGCGCTTTCAAGCCCGGCGAGAAGAATATGACGCATCTGGCGATCGAAATCCATGATTTTTGTAATCGCTTCAAATTGTGTGCCGCTTTTATACCGGTCATTGCCCTTCTGGAAAAGATAGGAATACCCGGAGAAGCGATAGTAATTGACCCTGGACAGGTACTCAGCCGCGTGATCATAATCATCTATGATCATATCCCTTGATTCAAGAATGGCGACTTGTTCATCAAACGTTTTGGCAGGCTTTAGTGCTTTTGTCATAATGCCCTCCAGCATATAAAGAAAAGGCCACTCTTTCGAGTGACCTTGATCTGGCCCCCGTGGTACGCATGCAAGCAGAGGCGTGGGCAGCTCTGTCACTCATATTATATGGATTTCGGATCCGTTTAGTCAACCGCTTTGCGCGATATTTACAGATTGTTCATAATCGCTCCAGGCAAATCAGATCGTTTCAGCGTTCAATGTGCCATTGTTATGGAATATCAAAGCCGCTGACGGCGTCCAGATCCGCGATGGCTCTGAGGAGCAGCGACGCCTGGCGGGGCGAGATCCGGGCCGGGGCAGGTTTCGCCGGCCGCAGGATCGCCGCCGGCGCCGTCCGGGGCTTTGATTTCGGCAGCAGGTCGCGGGCGCGGATCAGCGGCGGCAGCTTTCGGGCGTGGCGGCCCTCCACGGCGCGGATATCCAGGCCGCTGTGCAGGTCGTCGTTTTCCCAGTGGTCCAACTCGTGATCCCAGGCGCGGCGCTGGCCGTCGCGGCTCAGGCGGGCGTTAATGAAAATATCGATGTGCCCGTCCGGGCATTCGCTGATCCGGCCGCCCACGCTGATGGGCAGATCGATCAGGCGGACGGTGCAATCATCGGGCAGGGGGATCATGCCGGATCATCTCCATCATAGAAATCGGGGTTGGTGGCCTTCAGCGCGTCAATGAGGGCGTTGGCCTGGCGGATATCCTTTGCGCTGCCGTATTTCGACAGCATGAACAGCGCCTTGCGGTCCGGGTCCTCGCGCTCTTCTTCGCGGAGCGTCCAGAGGTCGTCTTCGGAGCCGCGGTCGGAGGATGCGGAACCGGAGAGCGAAGGCTTGCCTTCTTCATCAGTGATGCCCATGAGCCAAGGAATGCTGACACCGAAAAAACTGGCGATGCTACGAACGGCCGGTTGTTTGGGAAATCTTTTTCCTGTTTTCCAGGCGCTGATGGTCTGCTTAGAAACGCCTAATGCATTTCCGAGATCTGTATCGCTTCCGGAATAACGCGAAGTCAATTCAATAAAACGGCTTGTGAAGTCAGCCATATTTATCACCTCAAAATTATTCTACTATATACTGTCCACAAAGTCAACCACCAAAAATAAAAAACGTCCACAAAGTGGTTGACATGTGTGGGGATGTGTGGTATTATATAGGTGTCCACAATGTAGACATTACGGAGGTGAGACTATGGAAGGGAATGCGCTGCGTGGCGTAGTGGCGGAGAAATTCGGATCATGCGAGAAATTCGCCAAAGAGCTCAAGTGGAGCGGACGAAAGACGAGGGATATCGTCAGCGGGAGACAGTGGGCGACAACTAAAGAAGTGCGGGAAATGGCAGATGCGTTGCAAATCAGCGATGCCGCTGAGTTTCTTCGCGTTTTTTTTCC